CCAAATTGAAGAACTAACTGAACTTGAAGAACCAATCCAAATTGAAGAACTAACTGAACTTGAAGAACCAATCCAAATTGAAGAACCAATCCAAATTGAAGAACCAATTCAAATTGAAGAACTAACTGAACTTGAAGAACTAACTGAACTTGAAGAGCCAATCCAAATTGAAGAACCACCCCAAATTGAAGAATCTTGTAATCAATATAAATATATAACTGATATAGATGATTGTTTAGAACATTTTTTATTAACTAAAAAAGTTAATAGACATAACAAAGAAATAATTAAGCAACGAATCAAAGAAGAATATATTAAGAACCAACGAATCAAAGAAGAATATATTAAGAAACAACGAATTAAAGAAGAATATATTAAGAAACAACGAATTAAAGAAGAATATATTAAGAAACAACGAATCAAAGAAGAATATATTAAGAAACAACGAATTAAAGAAGAATATATTAAGAAACAACGAATTAAACAACAACTTACTAAACCAACCCATATTAAACAACAACTTACTAAACGAAACCATAAGACATTAACTATTTGGTAAAGTAAATATATAAACAATAATAGTTAATGTATATTAATGAATTCATTATCTGTTAAAGTAACACCTAAAAATATTAAATATAATATTAAAAATAAAAATAAAAATATTACAGATAATTCAATATTAATAATATTCGATTATAAGTGTAATATTATTAATTCAATTACAAATATATATATAAATTCACAAAAGATAAAGGAATTATTATTTTACATAAATAATAATCATTATATATTAGTTATTCGAAATAAGTCCAGTGAACATACAATAGACGCAACTATTTATGATAAATATGATAAATATGATATATTAAATAATTATGACCCGAATGTTAATTCAGAGATTCAGTTATATAGAAAAACAAATAAGAAATATGAGATTCTATCACATTTAAAAGGACCTGCCGATTTATCTTTTATATATAATATACCATCTCTTATAACGACCGATATGGATGTATTATGTGTATTAGATGAATTTTCATATAATTGTTTTAAATATGAATGTAATCTAGTTTCAATTGATTTTAATAACTGGAAAGACCAGCTAATAAATATAAAACCACATTTTATATTTGTGGAATCAGTATGGAATGCCGTCGATTCTGGGTTCTCATTTAGTAATTTAGAGATGCTTCAAGTTTTAAAAGATATACTATATCAATGTAATTTACTTAATATCAGAACTATATTCTGGAATAAAGAAGATGATATTAACTACAATAATTTTATAAAACACGCTTTACTATTTGATATAATATTTACGTCAGACGATAGATGTATTCCAAGATATAAGAATGAAACATCGGATAAACATCATATAGTAGAATGTCTTGAATTTGCGTGTCAGCCAAAATTACACAATCCACTTAATCAAACGCGTAATAATGATATATTTTTTGCGGGGAGATGGTATAAAGATTTCCCAGAACGCAATAAACAAATCGAGTCCTTGATTAACATCCCATCTTATAGGAATAGGTTTAAAATGGATGTATTTGACAGAACATATATTAAAATATCAGGTTTTCCAGAAAAATACAAAAAAATTGTTAAACCCAAATTAACATACATTGAGGTTAATGATATATCGAAGAATTATAAAGTAATGTTAAATGTTAATACCATAACTAAATCCAATACGATGTTTTCTCGCAGGGTGTATGAGGGTCTCGCAAGTGGAGCGTGTGTTGTTTCGACAGAATCAGTTGGCATTGAAAATAAATTCAAAGATATAGTATATATATCACATAGTATAGATAATACATGTGATATATTAGATACTATAATATTTAAATCGAATTTACCTGAATTATCATTCAGATCACATAAAAGTGTTATTAAAACAGATAATTATAAAGTGAGAATGGAAAAGATATTGGATACGGCATCTATTAATTACAATAAACAATGCGAGTCTATTGTATCGGTAATAGGATATTATAAAGGAAATATAGATGTATTAACTCGGTTTGTTTATACTATGTATATTCAGACTTATACTAATATTATTATTACTATATTTGTCGACACTGAAGAAACACTTATATATATTATAAATCATTTTAATAAGTTAAACAGATATGTCCGAGTTGCTCTTAATAAAAATGTACTAATGAAAATGAAAATGATGAGTAATATGTATATAGCAATATTAAATATTAACAAAGAATACAATAAAGAATATATATATGAATCAATGTTACCATTCTTATATATAGACGAGTCTATAAAATATATAGGAGGCGTTAATAAGAAATCTTATAATTTTATAAATCCCCCAAATAAAGATGCTACCTTTTATAGAATCAATACTAAATTCTCATAAAACTATTTAAACATAACGCGTTATGTATATATAAGAATGGGAATAAAAACCTAACAGCAATACTCCAAAAATACTTATTTAAATTTTTTAAATGGTTTAAGATATTGCCATTCTTAAAAGGAAACATACAGCAACCAACCCTGTTATCTTATTAAAACAAACACCTGTTTCCTGTTATTTTGATTGAGACTCGCAGCAGCCCAAATTATAGAACCAAATTATCTTTTTATCGTCTCTAGTTCAAAATAAAATAATCATATGATTATTTTATTTACACGCACACACACACACGCACACACACACACACACGCACACACACACACGCACACACACACACACACGCACACACACTTATTAAGTGTTATGCTTAATTACTTATAACAAAGCGTATATATATATATAATATGTATCAAACACCTAAAATATCATTACAGATGTTGTCTATGACTGAACTTAATAATTTTAATATTATAAAACCAGCCTGTCAACGATCAATTGATTCAGACCAAATTAATAAAATTTACGAGTATCAAATAAGGCATTTTGAAAAATATAATGAATTCTTTTTCGTCAATCCTATAATTATAGGATGTATTAAGAATGAAGATAAGTATTATATTATAGACGGACAACATCGAATTTCGTGTATTCGGAGATTATCAAATAATTATCCGACGATAACCTTTCCTTGTTCTATATTATATGTTGATGATGAAAATGAACTTGATGAAAAATATATGGCGATGAATCAAAATAAACCAGTTCCTTTACCAACGAATATTGAAGATTGGAAGAATTTCACAAAATATGTCGAAGAATACTTAATGCAATTTCAGAAATATTTCAGTCGGTCTGATAAACCACAATCTCCAAATTTCAATAAAGATTCGTTGTTAAAATACATTAACACTAATAATATAGCACAAAAACTTAATTGTAATTACTCTTTATTTATCGATGAAATGAAAACCCTAAACAATTATTATAGAGAAACATATAGTACATCGCTTAAAGAATTTAGCCCTATCAAAATAAATAAATGTATAAATAAACAAACGAATAATCCATATATGTTAGGTTTATTTCGACATAATGAATGGATTGATTTTATTTTATATAAGATTAATAACAACTGCGAATATGAAACAATTCAACACACACCAGTCGATTATAAAAGACCTCGAATCAAATCTAAGTTGCGAAATGAGATTTGGAAAAAACGAAATACCGCGCTTAATGGATGGTGTTATTGTTGTAATGATACTCTCGAATTTCAAAATATGGTGGCGGGGCATATAATAGCACATTATAAAGGGGGCGAGACACTAGTATCAAATCTAGAACCAATATGTAGTGCGTGTAATGGCAATATGGGGATTCAAGACTTGGAAAGTTATAGGTCTGAATTACTAACTGAACTAGAAGAGGTATAATTGATTCGACAATCAATTTACAATTTACAATTCCAACATGGGACTTTATCTCTTCTAATATACTTTGTATAATCGGGATGGTCTTCTATTTCGTGATTTCCAGCACGACATCTAGGGTCTGCTGATTGGAAGTAGCGTCGATTTGTTTGTGATTGTGGTGAATCATAATTATTAGGATGCCAATCAGAACAGGCATTATCGTGGTTATTATTATTTTCACAATGTGTTGCCACTTCTCTTTTACATTTATCTGGTATATCACCCATATTTGTGGGGTTTTTCATATCCCAGTTAACCCCATAGCAATGAGGACTTGTGTTTGGATTTTTATCAATCATAAAGGGTGAATTACTATGGTCCATATTGACCTTCGCATTCGATTGAAGTTCCTCTGGTAGGGGACAATCTGGATAATTTCGGTGATATGCTTCTTTCGCAGTTTGTTTATCTGTTCCGTAATTTTTTGTTAAGTATTTGTTTTTTTTATCGAGGTTATACCTCTTTCCATATTTCGAATTATATGATATATTTACCATATAATCCCCGCCTTGCTTATATACATTTGGGCAATTCGCATTATTAGATACTTTTAATCCAGTATTATTATGAGCTATATCTTCTTTAAATTGTGGTGTTCCATTATACTGGTTCATATGATTATTATAGGACGCGTCTTTTGATGTATCAGATGATTTGCTTAATATAGGACCAATACATTTCTGGAATGAATATGATTCCATATGAGACACATCTTTACTATTATTATTAGCAAGATACTCATATATCCCAACTCGGGTGTTATTTATCAATGGGGTATTATAAATAAGTAGGCTGTGTATATTAACATTATTGTCTTTATTTTTATTGATTACTATATTATTTGTATCAAAAAATAATCTTGCCTCTGTTTTAACCGATACAAAAGGAACTGATCCATCATTTGTATAACATTCTAAAATATTATTTCCGTAATCAAATGTAAAGAAATAAGTCATTTTAGTAGGTGGTAATATTTCGGATTGTCCAACAATATCTCCTAATAAACGAATACTAAATCTACAATGAGTCCCATCAGAGTTATATACAAGAGATATAGTTAACGAAGTATCTTGATTACCCGGAAATCGGATTAACTCAGATTCATCTTGATTCGGTGGTTCTTCTTCTGATAAAATACTATCATTCGCGTGTAATGGCGTAGCCTTTTTATTAAGGGGTTCAATTGTTAATACAAGTGATAAATGTTTAATGTGCGAGTTGGTTTTATTATTTAGATTAGTTGCGAGTGGTCCTGTTAGTGTTTTACCAAGTAAGTTAATGCCTTTGTTTTTGATATATAAAGTCTCACTTGATTTAAATGAATTCTTATTTGTTATATCTTCTAGAATATTAGACTTACCATTAAGAGACATTGATGGGATAATCATACATACTAAACCAGTTGTATATTTAAAATCAGTAGCCATATCAAATAGTTTTATCATTTTAAAGTCGGCGTAATATTGGGTAATATTACTTGATGTATAACCCAAATACATCTTAACATCCTTCTTAATATTTTTTGGAACATCTAATATAATGTCTAGATTAAACCATACTATATCAGTGATTTTCTTAGTTTCAATCACTTTATATTTAAAATTTATACACTTTAAATCAGTCGAGTCAGATGACGCAAAATCAACAACACCTTTTAAATTATTCTTTATAGTGGTCGATAAATCCCCCCGTGTATTACCAACCCACATAGTTATATTATATTTACCCGTTTTATTTGATGAAGTTGGTAGTTTAATTGTTAAATAATTATTTGATTCTGGTTTTCCTTTTACTTCTATTACGTGTGTTGATGTTGATGGATTTTTAAAAGCAACTGGTTCTATGTTAGTTTGATTACTATTATGGGGCACCCCCTTTAATAAATCACCACCTATTATTAAATTATCGGTGGTATCAATAGAAGATGATTCAAATTGTTCAACCTTTACATTGCGTAAAACACTTCTATTATAGCATATTGTTGATGCCACAATACATAATAAAAATAATATTATAACTAATATTACGACATAATTAGTATCTATCATTATATTAATATATATATACATATTAATATTTTATTATTTTAATAAACATCATTCGAAGTAAACCAATTACGCAATTCTTTTGGACTTGATATATCATCATATCCCCTGAAACATTTATTATATTGTGTGGGGATTCTACGTGGATATACCTTATATAATAAATGTATAAACTGATGTATTTTTATAAATTCTTCGAATGATGGATTATCACCCATAATATCGAGTAAAATATTAATAAATTTCCTATATTTTTTAGTATTAGTTGTTTTGTGTAATTCTATATGTTTTTTATAATCGCATAATTCCTTGTCAGTATCGATATTTACATAATTATGTATAGTGTGCATCCAATGTACCATATTAGTATTTGATATATTTGATGATGTCATAGGAATCATTCTATATTTCTCTTTAAGGTTATCTTTACAATTTGGACAAGGGATTATATGACGAAATAATTGTATAAAGTCTAAATAATCCTGTTTTGTTTTATCTGTTATTTTAGAATTTATACTAACATTATGTATTACATGCCAAGCGGACGGACCCCATACAGATGGTTTTATTTTTAATATATTCATTAATTTATATTAGATAATATATATTAAGTTGTTAAACATATATATATTAAGTTGTTAAAATCATTCAAAAATCTGATATAATATTAGTTTGAAAATGAATAGGAATGCCATTTGGTTTTATATTAAATGGTTGTTTTTGAATTAAATATTTATTCGTTGTTTCATTATATGATGTTTTGACAATATAACCATCTCTTGTATTCCACCATATTTTATTATTGTCTGGGTCAATTGTATCTTTAATAGATTGTATATTAATCTTGTTTTGTTTTTTAGTAGGAAACATTATAATATATGATAAGATAATTATTATGATAATTATTATGATATATTTAGTTAATTTCTAATATTTTTTGGAATACTAAATAAAATGATAAGATTGATATCATACCTGTTAATATAAAGTTAATAAAATTATTATTAAATAATTCACCCGATAATCCCATATTAACGGGTTGTTTTTTAGAACAACTAAGCGATAATAATACATGCCATATCATAAATACAAATATAAACATATATAGTGATTTAATTAAATTAACATAATTCGTACTACTATTTATATTCAGTTGAACTATTGATTCTGATTCCATTATATATTATATAATATATAATATTGTATTATTAAATTTAACTAAATAGGTTCAAATATATGGTCATCACCTATATTATCTATTAATTTATAGTTCATCGCACATATCATATATATTATTTGTTCCCGTGTCGTATTCATATTTTCATTACGTCTTTTTACATTATCCCATATTTCAATAATAATAATTGGTTTATATTTCATAATTGTATTTTTACAACCTAATAGTAAATTATATTCAAATCCTTCTATGTCGATTAACATAATATCTACACCAGTTAAATTTATATTATCCAATGTATCCATTTTAACAATTATTTTCTTATCTGTTAAATGTGAAGAGCGTCTATTATTTTCAATATCATCTAATGTAAGTACATGCATTCCACCCGAGTTATTTATTACCCTGTCGCATTCTCTCATAAAATAAATATCACTCTGTTTATTACCAACCGCTATATTTATAACGTCTATATTTGTAATATTATTAAGTTTTATATTTGCGCATAAATGTTTATATGTAGGTGGATATGCTTCTATAGCAGTACATTTATCTATATGTTTAGATATTGGAATTACCAAAGTTCCAATATGAGAACCAATATTAACAAAATGTTTTGCTTTTGTTGTGTGAATATAATCTAATATGATATCCATTATATTATTATTCCATTGTTTTCCCTGTAATAGTTTTTTTTGAATAGCATCGTGTTTATTTGTAATTAAAAATTTTATATTATTAACATTTGCATACATATATATATAAATTATTATAATTATATTAGTGCTTATATATGTTAGTTCAATTCCAATAACATTTTTCTATTATATATACAATATGAATACATTTCTAGATTGTGTTGTTAAATCTCAGTCTATTGTTAATCAATTAGGAACCGAACCATCTCACGACGACGAAGAGAAAGATATTGAAGATATGGATTTAAATGAAAAAATTGATTTCCATTTCAAACAAGAAAGTGACAAAGTAGTTATTAATAATGAAATTAATCGCATTTTAAGAATAAATCAGAAGATAAGTCCAATTATAAATGCTAATATATTGATTGACCTTGAAATATTCGTAGATAATGATAATAACGCAGAGAATACTATATTTAGTAAGATTGATTACACTAGGTCATTATTCGGTAAAAATTATCTTATTGAGATGCTTAAAAATCCCACAAGAGACATAGATATATTAGAAAGAAGACAATGTATAGTTAAATCTATTATACAAAATAAAGAACTTAGATTTATACTTAATTCAAAACTCAAATATTTCAGAGGAATTGAAAGTGATTTAATGTGGTTTTGGAAATCAATGGACGACGGATCTTCAATGGACCATCTGGTATATTATGATTTCCCTTATTTTACATTTCTGAATAATTTATTGAATAAAAATGACCTAGTATTACTTATAACAAATTGGTATAAAATGATAGTAACCCCTATATCAACGATATGTTCTCCTATATATTCTCTTATTATCCCGCTTGTTATGATGAAATTAAGTAAAAAGAAAATACCAACAAGTGTATTTATAGATATTCTAAAGAGAAATGTTTTCACATCTTCTAGATTTGAATCAATGTTTGGGAATAATATGTATTCTAAGGCTGCTGGATTATTAAGCGCAGGAGTATGGATAGTGTTATATATTCAATCTGCTTATTCTTCTATTAGAACTGCCAAATCTACATACAAATATATAGATACAATCCACAATAAGGTTCATATGATATCTAAACTATTAGACAATATTCAAATCATAGATGCGCATTTGGAAGACAATTGTCAAGAAACTTATAAGGAATTGGAATCAGTTGTTAATATATCTCTTATGCGAGATGATTTACTTAAACTGAAATCTCTATTCCGTAATAGAGCGTGTATTGATAAACCATCTTTAACCGGAAACAAAGGTGCTATATTAACGGCATTCCATAATTTCACCGACCATAAAGACCGACTTTTGAAATTAATTAAGTATATTGGAAAGTTAGATGCTCTTAATTCAATTGCTCGATTATTTGTCAAATATCACGGAAAGGATAATAAATATTGTTTTGTTAAATACAAGAAAGCAGATACGCCATATATTAAGATTAAAGATTGTTGGAACCCATATTTAGTAGATGGTCCTATATTGAATAGTATTGAAATGGGTGGAATTAAAAACCGCTCTACATTAATAACAGGTCCAAACGCAGCAGGTAAATCCACTTTTATCAAAACACTTATTATGAATATATATCTAAGTCAAACGCTCGGTATATCAGCAGCACGAGGTATGGTTATAACCCCGTTTTCATTGATAGATACATACTTACATATACCCGATTGTAAGGGGCGTGATTCACTATTTGAAGCGGAGATGTATAGAAGTAAGAAATACATCAATACTATTAAGAATATGAAAAAGAGGGAATTTGCGTTTGTTGTTATGGATGAAATGTTCTCATCTACGAATTATGTTGAAGGGTATTCTGCGGCATATGCCATATTGAATAAGATAAGTTCATATAATAATAGTTTATCACTAGTGACGACACATTATGGTAAATTGGCTAAATTAGAAGAAACGACAGATGGGCGGATTAAGAATTATAATTTCTATATAAACAGAGATGCGGAAAATAATATCGTATATCCATACAAGATACGTAAGGGTGTTTCAAATCAATATATAGCATTGGAATTATTGAAGCTGAATGATTTCGATGAAGATATAATAGATATGGCGTTGGCGGAATCAAAGACTATTAAGGAGGATTAGAGAAATAAATAATAAAAATTGATTTAAATATATATTAATAATATTAAACCAATGATGACAGAACAAACACAAATCATTCAATTGGAAATTGAAGAATATCTTAAATCCATTAAATCTAAAAGTGGAAATTCAAAATTCAAAAGAGTTTCACTATCTCCATTAAGATATGCGGGGGGTAAAAGTAAAGCAGTTGGTCTAATATTAGAAAATATATCAAATTTAAAAGAACGAAAGATAGTATCCCCCTTTATGGGTGGTGGCTCTGTTGAACTTGTTTTATCGCAAAATCTAGGATTTAATGTAATCGGGTATGATATTTTTGAAATGCTTGTCAATTTTTGGCAACAACTGATAGAGAATCCAACAGAATTTTATAATGAATTGGAAAAATTAATCCCAGATAAAGACAATTATACTAAAAATAGGCATATTTTGCTATCATATTGGAATAAGGTTAAACCAGCTACTTTAAATTATAAAACAAAAAAAGTAGTTGAATTAACAGATGAAGAAAAATCAATGCTTGATAATAATAAACTACTACAAGCAGTGTATTATTACTATAATATGCAATTATCATATGGTCCAATGTTTTTAGGGTGGCCGAGTTCGGTATATCTAAAAGAAGATCGATATGATAAAATAAAACTGAATATTAAAAATACGAAATTGAATAATCTAGAAGTACGATGTGATAGTTTCGAAAATATATTTGATAATCATTCGGATGATTTCTTATATTTAGACCCACCTTATTACTTAGGAGAAGATTCCAAGATGTTTAAAGGAATGTACCCTAATTGTAATTTCGCAATACATCATAACAATTTTGATCATATATTATTGTGTGAATTACTAAAGAATCATAAAGGAGGATTTATATTGACATATAATGATTGTCCAGTGATTAGAGAATGGTATAAGGATTTTAAACAAGTTTATCCAAAATGGCAATATACATATGGGCAAGGAGAAACAAGAATCGGTAAAAATAGGAAAGATGCTAAAAAAGAGGACAATATTAAAGAATCGCATGAGATATTTATAATAGGTTGAAGAATCATTATGTATCCAATGATATATCGTTATATTTCCAGTGATATAATTTCATAATAACATTGGTATCATCGTCTGATGGTAATATTACTTCTTTCCTTGTTATCGCATTAAATATTTTTGTAATTGATGTTTCCCAATCTTGTTTTCTTCCTTGTTCTTGTTTATTCCAGATAGGCAATTTGTGATATTTTGATGAAATATCATCAAGAACTTTTTCTTCAAATATTTTAGGATTTGCATCAAACGATATCTCATAAGATATGCCAAAAATATTAGTATAATTACATTTTACCACCGGGCATAGCATATACCAAAATGAAACCTCTTTTCCATCATATAATTCTTTTGCAATATAATAATGAATACCAGTTGTTCTTTTACTAGGACTTCCTCCATTACCACACCCATATCCGGCATACTTAACTAATTCTTGCGTCGACCCACCAACTTTATATATTTGATCGTCAACTACAATAAGATATATATGACTACATTTACATTTAGTAAAACCACTACACTTAATAAACTTAAATAAAGGTTTACTTGATGTTTTATTAAGTTTGAACTCGCCAAGTTTGGTAAATCCTTTAATAGAACCAATTGCAATAGTTGTTTCCGAAGACATGAATGTTGATATTATATAATCTTTAATATTTATTTCAATTTTATTATAAACGAAATCACTTACATTCGAGACATATAAGCAATGTATTTGACTTTACTAGTCAGTTCTCTGCGCATAATATACGACATTGATAGTTTTGTCAAATATTGGTAGAATGGTTTGTCTTGTGGCAAGTCTTTTGGCAAGTCTTGTGGCAAGTCTTTTGGCAAGTCTTTTGGCAAGTCTTTTACATCGGTCTGTTTATTGTACAATGAAACCAAATCCCCAATTGTCGCAACATTATAGTTTCCTAGCAATGTGATATGTTTCGGGGTGAAAGGCATCAATTGAGTAATCGGTTTATCCAAATATGAACTTGTATATTGAATACTCGTGCGTCCTTCTTTCAAAATCAGATCCATCTGTTTTTGTGTGAATTCAGCCGATAGTTTCAAATAAACAAGCATTAGAACTTTAACATCTGTCAGTGAATCGTGGAGATTGCCATCAATTTTGGTTGTTTCGTCTTTGACCGCGTCATATAAAGTCCCAAGTTTGTAATTTTCAAAGCCGGGATTATATTTTCGGAATTGAGTAAGACTATCGACGAATATCCAATTCTGTGGAATAGACAAGCCGTGTCTTTTACATTCAACTTCCAAAAATCGCAGGTCAAATGCGTGACAATTGTGGGCAATCATATGGACGTCTTCCGACCCAAAATGTGATTCAACCCACTCTTGAAATCTTGTAAAAACGACGTTAAATGGTTCAGCGTTGCGTGCGTCGAGCACTTCGAACGTGATATTATGAATATGACTATTCTCAATACTAGTACCGACTGGTGGTAAGACATAGTCGTTGAAAGTATTGGACGTATCACCAGATTGCTCCAAAATAATGACCGATAATTGTAGAATGAAATGTCCGAATGGGCTAAATCCATTCGTCTCAATATCAAGGGCTAAAATGTTGTATGCGTCGAGTGTTTTCATCTTGTGTTTTTTGATATTATTATAAAACTTATTCAATTTTATTATTGCGATAGAACGAGGGCGTGTATTAAATGTGATAATAATATTATATTGTATATATTATAATATATAATGTCTGTAAATAAGAGTATAGGGTCAAGAGCCCAAGTTATGCACGGAAATGCTAATAAAACTAGCGGTGGATTAACTAAAAAACATTTCAAATACAATAAACAAGGAAAGATTGTCAGTCGCAAAGCATCGGCACTTGCTAAAAAGAATAATAGATTAGTTAAGACAGGATATGTTACTAAAAAGGGTGTATTTGGAAACAGGATGATGAAGGGGGGGGGGG